CCTATTGTCGTGGTTGCGGTTGGGTATGTTTGCGCCGTGGCGTTAGTCGTTTCCTGTACCCCGTCACGATATAGCGTGCTGCCAGCCGCTCCGGTCAATGCTGTGTAGATATAATTAGTGTTGGCAGCAAGCGTTGTTGGCCCCACAGCCACGTTAGCCACACCTGCTTTTACAATCGACTGTTGGGCGGTAACAGTGCCAAAGACTGCGGCGTTGGCCGCTCCCCCTAGCAGCGTCCTATTACTTCCTGTGTTGAGAAGCCGATAGACTACGAACGTCGTGAAGGCCGTGGAGCTTATACCGGATGTAAGTGACATCTGGTCGTTTGTGCCATCACAGTCCAAGGCGTTCAGGCCGTTTATGGTGACGGTGTTTGTGGTGAACTGCAAGTTGCTATCGCCTTGCACTGCATGGTCGGCAAATCCTGATTTATCATTCCACTGAGTTACCTTATTAGCTGTGTGAAGTACGGTTGCTGGGTCAGCCGCATCAAGCCATAGCTGGATGTTGGGAAGGGATGCAGGTGTGAACGGCCGCCTATTCAGCATCACCAGCAAGGTTGAGCTTTTCATGATTAAGCCTGTAGCAGGTCAACGGCAAGTGTGAGCGCGGTGGTGGTTGCGTAGGTTTCAGCACCTCGGATTACCAGCACCGCAAACAGGGTTGTGCCCGTGGTGAGCTTGAACGGTAGCGCGGCATTCAGGCCTTGTAGCAGTTGGGGAGTGCCGAGGCTTATAAGCGTGTTGCATGATACAACGCCGATGATTTTATCCAAATCCGCCACGTTTATTGCCAGTGCCGCGTTGTCAGTGAACGTGGTGTTTGTTGGGTCGGCATTGAAGAAAATAACATCATACGAAGCAGTTAAAGCCGTGCGCTTGGACACACTCACCGCCTGAATGATACCCGCACCACCAGAGGCACGAACGGCGCTTGTAACGCTGATTTTACCACCTGCAACCTGCCCGGTGGTGTAAGCCCCTGCGGTCACGGTTGGGGTTACGAAGATGTTGACACCCGCTGCGCCAGTGTTTCCAATCAAAGAGGTGAGGCTTTGCAGGCTACGTTTGAATAACGCAATGAGGCTGAACGTGCCTGTATCAGTTGTAGCAACTGCATCCGCTGCCACGCCGAGGCCAGCATCGGTTGAGGGAAGGGGATTCGCGGCACTTACGATAGTCGCCGTACCATCCGCGCCAAACTCAAGTTTTGCGTAAGGGTGGTGCTTGCTACCCACATAATCCGTGGCAAATACAGCCGTGTCACCAGCACTAATATCCAGTAGCACATCGTCGTTAACATCTAAAGGCATGGGTTTTCCTTAATTAGGGGGGACTCGTTGATAAATAAACCAGCCCGAACGGGATGATTTTTCGTGTGGAAGATGGAGCAGCCACCGCGCCGTTGAACACAATGAAGCCAACGCTGGTTTCTGCCGTCGCCGCCGCATTTAGCCGGATGGTGAAGGAGCCAGCCGCAGGAACTACGCTTTTTATTACGGCCGTGGTGTCATTGGTGCGAACCACCGCTAACACAATGCTGGTCGCCGCCACAAGTGAGTTTGTGACCACAATGGTTGTTGCCGTAGCCGCAAAGTTCACCGTGCCAGAAGGATTATTGATGGTCTGGTCGCCCGTCACGCCGCTGGCCGTATTGGTGGCGTTCAGCCGCAAGCCGCCCGCCTTTAGCTGGTAATCAATGGATGTAGTGACCGCGCTATCATTAATGCCCACCTTGGCTTGCAGGGCTGCGATTGCATCGTTTTTATCGGTATGCTGTCTGGTTTGTGTCAAGGCTACATTTGCCGCCACCAGTATGGTTGCTGGTTCCTGCTCCGCGCTGCGGATAGAGCCATCAGTCCAAATAAACTCCGCCGCGCCAGCTTGCGAGGGATTAACAAACGCATCAATGGCTGTTGGGAAGTTTGTGGGCACTATTGCGCCCCTATCAGGTTGCCTTGCTCATCGCGGACAACGGAAATCGGCTGAGATACCGTGGCAGTCAGGCTGGCAAGCTGTTGCGATATTGAGCCAAGCGCATTAATTACGGCCATCGTTTGCTCTGCCTTGGCTTGCGCTTCCATCTCCGCTTGCATCTGGCTGGCTAATTGCTGTTGCTGCATCGCCGCCATCTGCTGGCCGCTCTGCTCCATTTCAAAAGCCTCTTGCTCCGGTGTTTTCATCATCTGAAATCCCGTGGTGTCTAGCTTAATGCTGGCGGGTTGCTGATTCGTTTGCGGGGCTGGCTCCTTCTGGGCATTGTGCATATCAATTTTCAACTTCTGGGCTTCCAGTTGAAGCTTTCCGCGTTCAATCTCCGCCTTTAGCTGCTGCTCGCCCTGTTTGCTTTGCAATTCCTGCTGAAGCTGGGCAATAATCTGTTGCGCTTCCTGCTGCATTTGCATCATTTGTTGCTGCATCGCAGCCGCAGGGTCGGCGTTGTCTTCTTCCAAAAACTTGGGGTCGATGGTCTTTTTCAGGCGTTCGCTGATTGCCTTGCTGCCCGGCGAGTCCTGATACTTGAACACCAAATCGCCAATGATAGGCATAAGCTCAGGCATGGATTGAATTAGCTGGGTGTACATTTGCGCGGCTTCCTGCCGCTGGGTGGCAAACGGTGCGCCCGTGGTAACGCGTACATCGTATTTGTCGGAGTAGCTGAAACTACGCTCTTGCTCAGGAGCCATTGCGCCGTTCACGCCCATGATTTTATAGTTTTCTTCCTTGTCCACCATCGTCACCATGCGAGCGGTATCTTCCACCTCAGGCAATGCGCATAAGATAATTTTGCCTACATGCGTGATGGACTTGGTGAGGTTGTCGCCAAAGTGATAGGTTGCCGTGTCGCCCTGCTGCTGCTGGATTAGCTCTTGCTTGCCGGACGTGGCGTTAAACCGCGTACCGTTTGACGAGCTGCTATACATGCCCAGCGTGGCCTTGATATTGTCCACCGCGTCCAGCTTGGCATTACGGTTGCCCGTGGGTGTCATAGGCGGCTGCATACGCTGCGGCATAGCTGCCTGGTTGCCCTCCGCGTCCGTGGTATGGTAGAAAAGCACCATCGCCTTATCAGGGTTCCGGTAATCATCCTCGAAGCCCCGTAGCTGCCCTACGGCTGCCATCATGGGGGCTTGCTGTTGCTTCATTAGCGATTCAAGCTCCAGCGAGGCTTGCAAGTTAAACATCATCTGGCTTTGCTTGGCTTTGCGAATCAGGCTATACAGGTACCGCTTGCCGTCGCGCCATGCTTCCTCGCCATAGACGGGAACCAGCGGGATGTATTTACCGGGGAAGGTCGTTTCTTCCAGTATGTCTTCAAATGCCAGTTTGCAATGATGCACAACGCGCTTTTTAACCTTGCGCTTGGCGGAGTATTTCTTGCCCTTGGCGGCCTTTTCGCGTCCACCATCTGCCATCTGGCCATATTCTTCGGATTTCTCATCAATATAGAAATACTCAGCAATGGTAATCTGGTCTTTTTCCATCTGCTTCGATTCATTGCCGAATGACATGGCGGTAGCGTCCGGCCATTTGTCCTTGAACTCCTCAAGTGACATTTCTTCCAGCACAAAGCCCCATTTGGCATCACTGCCATCGGCTTCGATAGATTCGGGGTCTATGTATATGCTCAAAGGATTGACCACGCGCCTGATGCAAAGCTCTTGCTCGAAGCTTTCATCGGTTACGTATTTTCTGTCAACGCGGATGAAGCCAAGCGAGGATTTAACAGAGAAATCTATTGCGGTATCGTAAGCGGAATCTGCATTGCTTTTGTATTCAATCGCCTTGATACGCCCAGCAATGAACTCCGCCGTGTCGGGGTCTGATTCCAAATCAGCGGGGATGATGTCAATTGTAGGCGTGTTCATCCGGATATCGTTTACCACCTGATGAACATACTGGGTGAGCTGGTCAACCTGAATGGCTGGACGGCCAATGGTGGCGCGGCTGTTATATTCGCGGGCATCCCATTGCGCTGAATCTTCATCAGATAGGAAATCCAAATCTTCCCTAGCCGCGCGGACGATTGCGCCCCATGCGTCAGTGGCTACTTTGTAGCGTTTCTTGGCTACTTCGAGTACGTCTTTTGCGTCATGCATCAGTTAAAATCCGCCACATCTGTCACTAGCGCCTTTATTTCTTGAACGAAGAAGGTTGCGTTCAGGGTGTGGGTGGCCTTGCCGTCAATCATGGTGCGGTGAATGATATGGTCATCGTGGTATGAAAATCCCATCTCAGTAGCGCAGTTGTACATTTCACGCATTGCCGCCTCTACCGTTTCCTTGTCGGTGTTTTTTATCTCGCATGTAAAAACCTGCCGCATGCTAGTTTCTCCCCATCATTATGGATTTATATTTAGTATCACTTGCCGCGCTCAGGCTCAGAGAAAGCTGAGCAAATGCATCTGCGGCATCAGAGTTTTCATCGTGTAGTGGGTTGGTGCTATAGCCGCCCGTGTCGGGGTCAACGTCATACCGGAACCTGCCCAGCGCCTTCATGCCCTCACGTGTTTTTTCCTCATCGAAGTAGCAGTTGGGGAATATCCGCCGCGCTGCTTCAATGCCGATGGACTTCTTTGCCATGCGGGGAATCACCTTGACGATGATGTTGGGGAACAAATCACGCATGGCCTGAGCTATGGTTTTACCCACCAGCCGTTCTTGTTCCGCGTCATGCGGTAGCCAGATGGTGCCGATTGGATAGCCGCGTTCTTTCACCACCTTGGCGTAATGCTCAAGGTTTTCGCCACGGCTCTGGTAGAAGTCTGATATGCGATATTCACCGAGCTGCATTTGCGCAAACCAGATTGCGGTATGGTCTCGCTTGCCCAAATCCCAAAATGTATCAACGGGCTTGCCAGCAATCGGCAGCACACGGCACACGCGCTTTTGCTCAAACGCCGCGCGGATTTCCTTGGCATATACCGCGCCGTCGAGCGTCCTGCGGTAGTGGCCTTCCCACACATGCATGTATTTGTCGTAATCCCGCGCCTTGTCTTCTTCCATTTCGCGCAGCAGCACATCAGGCAGGAAAGGATTATCCCGCCAGTTGGCTTCCACCACCACGGAATCGGCAGGGGCATCCTTGCCACGTAACAGGCTATCGATGGGCACGTCTTCGTTTTCGGGGTTCCACTCAGCCCATATCTCGGAGCGTTCCTTGCGTATGGTAGGCCGGAGCATGTCTAGGCTGCGCTGGCTTATCGCCTGAGCCTCGACCAGCAATGCAATGTCGTAGCCTTCCAGTGATTTGATGGAATCAGCCGTATGATTCTGAAGCCCTTGGAATGTAATGAGGCTGCCATTCTTGCCGCGTATTTCTGTTTCCAGCACATCGAACAGGCTGCTAAGCCCCATCGTTTTGATTTTATCTTCGAGCAAAAGCTTGATGGATTGCTTGATTGAACGCTGTACCTCACGTAGGCACACCGCGCGGGTCGGAGCTGAAACGCATGCCTCAAGCAGTAGTTCAGCGTAAAAGTGTGACTTACCAGAGCCACGCCCGCCCCATGCGCCCTTATATCGTGCTGGCTTCAATAACGGCAGAAACACCCTTGGGGTTGGAATCTGCAATGTTGTCATTTAGGCATCTAGCTGGATGAAGTAATTATTTACCCTGCCGGAGCCGTCGTTAACGGTGATAAATATTTTGTTTTCATCCGGCGCTGGCTTAGTCCAAGCACCTTGTCCCGTCCATTGGTCACTAGTAATACCGGCGGTTTCGGTAATGCCGTATGGCTCCCTAATGATTTTCATTCTATTTCCTTCGTATCAACTACCACACGCTCAATCCGGGTAAACGTCACGCCCCCTTGATGCTCGCTGATGCTCTTGTCATCCCATCCGAAGTTTTTAAGGCCGAATATCTCACCTGCACGGCCATTGTTGCGTAGTGCAATTTCGTAGGAATGTTCGACTCTTAGCTTGGCATTTTTGACGGTGTTCATAAACTCTGGCTTGCCCTGATAGTTAATCAGCGACAATCGTGTATGAAATCCAAGGGCTAACGCAAGCCCGGTAATGGTAATCTCAATCTCTGGCGTATTAGCAAAATACACGTCAATCAGTTCCTGCATCTGCTCTGCCGTAGTGTACATGGGGGGTCTGCCGCCGGGGTGAACCATAAGGCCTCCTATATATCAAGGGGTTAAAAATAAATACGCACAAAGTGCTTGCATCATATATGCACTTAGTGCATACTACTAACTAAGGGCGGCAATGAAGCCAACCGGATTTGAGGAACGAAACCATGGAAAACCCAGACCAAGAGATGAAAGAAATCGAGAAAATCAGACAATATTGGCATGGTGTTTTTGCACCGTTCAACGTTGGCCGAGAGTTTGTAGTTTTATGCGGCGGCGATACCATAGCCCTGCTGCAATTAGACGGAGGCGGTGCGATAAACGGCGGGAATATACAGCCCGTTGACAAAGACGGAAACAACATACGTCTTATGGTAAACACTGGTGAGGAGAAAGCAAAATGACAACCCACAAAACCACCTACTACCCATGGGGCAAAGTCCTACTTGCTGCCATGCGGCTTGCCGTGCTAGCAGGTTTGGCCGCTAAAATCTACGCCGACATCGACCTAGACCAGAAAGAGGCGCAAGCACGCCACGAGATGATTCAAGCAATATTAAATCAGGAGTTAGCTAAATGATTATCAATATAAAAGAGCTTGAAGCAGTATCCCTTGCCATGAGCAAAGACTCGACACGCTACTATATGCACGGGGTTTGCATAGAATCTAATGGCGGCATGATTGCCACCGATGGGCACCGGATGCACTCAATCGGTGCGGATATGGCGGGCACAAGGGAAGGTGCATTTGTACTAAAATCTGATGATGTAAAAAAGATTATAGCCATTGCCAAGGCCACAAAACAGGACACTTGCGACATTATAAACTGGGAAGGCCGTATAACCTGTGGCGCATTTACATTTAAGGCCGTTGATGGGAATTTCCCTGACTGGCGTAGAATAGTGCCCAGCATCACAAAGACGCAACCGACAACCTGCATATCTTTCAATGGTGCGTTTATGGCGGATTTTCACAAAGCCATAAAGATGATTACCGACAATAGGCGCCCTCACTTAATCCTGCAATTCACCGATGCATACAGCCCCATTCTAATCACATGCAGAGACGAGCGCTTTACAGGCGTTTTAATGTCAGTGAGAGTTTAAGAGGAGTAAAACCCATGAAATACAGAATCAGAAAGCTACGCCCCGGCAACCCAAACGCGGGGTTTGACACGCTGGCGGCGGCTCGTTCGTACCTAGAGGGATTGCTTAAGCTCTATGCCGAGGACGCGCCCGAAAATAATACCAACCACTGGCGCGAAGACCGCATTAGCATTGACGTGCAAGATGGCGGAGACCGTATCACATACGAAATAGTCAAACAGGTGAGGAGCTAACCAAATGACCCCCGAATCATTCAAGGAGTTCCGCAATCACATTGGCATGTCGCAAACCGCAATAGGCAAATGGCTGGGAACTGAATCCCGCCCTTATAGCCTTCGCGCTGTCCAATCATGGGAAAGCGGGGAGCGTAAAATCCCCCCGGCTGTTGAGAGGCTGATAAATCTAGGCACGGTTATGCCCTCTTAATCCTGCTATCTTCGGCCTTTTGCTTCATAATGTCAACGCCTTTCTCGATACACGCACCCAAGCTATCGAAGGACTGGCGGATATTATCCGCATGTTTCATAATCCACGGCCAGTCGTTCGTTCGTAGCGGCTGGCTGCATATCCTCTCAGCCATAGCAAGGTGCTGTGGGGGCATTGCGCGTGTGATTGCCATATACAGCGTCATCGGGCAGTAATCACCGCCGTAGCAGCTTCCCTGAATCTCCCGTATCATCTCTTGCATGCGCCCGAAGCCTGTACGGGTGAAGGCAACCTCTTTCAGCGTGGTAATGAACTCCGCCGCGCTCAGGTGGCTGGCATTAAGAACGCCCTTGCCGTAAAGCTCATCAAACGCAAATGCCGTTGCGCAGCTAAGCCGCCCGTTATGCTCTTTTACGCGCCCCATAGCAAAAGCATAAGCCTTGCTGTAGCTCTGACCAATCCATTCGGAAACATCGTTCATAATTCCCCCTAATTATTAATAAAAAGTTTTTCAATCTTGCGGCATGTGTTGGTTTTGAAAGTGCTTCTTGTTTCTATTTCGTAAATGCTTGTAAAAGGCGCGGTGTATTCGCTCATAAACGCCATATAGGGCAAGTCTCGGAAATATCCATCCAATTCATTATGACATAACCCCTCGATATATTTAGTGGTTCCACGGTAGGGAGGGTCAAGATAAACAACAGTTTCCTTTATAGGACTAGTAAATTTTACATCCCTATAATCCAGATTAGTAAATGTTATTTGACCTGCAAGCTGCTGAAGCTGCTCAAGATGCTGAAGCCGCTCAAGCCGCTGAAGCTGCTCAAGCTGCTTCCTATTCTGTTTAGCAAACTCCAAACGCCGCTGGTTTATTGTTCCCCCGCACCCAAAAACAACCACGTTATGCGCCAAATGCTTGGCTTTTTCTAACTCAGGATTGAACAGGTAGTCTTTCTGGTTGTTTCCAAAGCTGTAGCAAATACGCGCAAATTGAGCATATACGCCGCTTTGCGTCCGTAGTTTTACAAACTCATCACGGGTTATGAAATTATAATATTCCGGTGGGAAAATACCATATTCGCTTTTAGGCTCCCTCGCGCACCCCCAAATGAACCGCATAAAATCCACCATGTCCGTTTGTTTTTCGTTATAAAAAACAGTCATGCCCTTCTGCAAAGCCGCAAAGCTCATTGCCCCGCCACCACCGAATAAGTCATAAAAATA